TCCGCATGATATCCTTGTGATCTTTCATCGGTGGGATATTACAGGCCTTTCCATGCGTAGCCATGTAGATGACTAGCGTCGACTTGCCTGTATTACCCGTAGGATCATGGACTACGTTGATCACGCGATCATTGATGTCCATCGAAATCTCTAGCACTTTCTCCTGCCACGGCCAGGGCTGAAAGTCGCGTACACGTTGGGGGATGTAGGTCACTATCGTCTTATCAGACCAGGGACCCTCAAGGCGGCCAGCCTCTTTCATCACGTAGAACGTGTTACCACAATTCGCCTTAGACGTAGGCGACAAATGGCAGTTGGCCAATGGCCCCTCAACAAGCTTGTTGCGAAATGTAATCAACCGCATCTTCTCTTTGAGAACGACTCGGCCTTGATAATGGGGTGTACCCCTCAACTCCCCTTCCTCCTTTTGGAAGGTCCACTGACGGCAGTGGGCCCGAAGGGCCTCAGCGACGGAGGCGAAGCCGACGTCTGGATTGTTGAGTGTAAAGTCATAGTGCAACACAGGGTTAGTCATACTGAAAAAGTGATCTGGAATTTAGATTAAAAATTGCATGTTTTAAAAAATCGGAAAAGGGTCGGAACGCAGAATCAAAACCGAGAAATCAACCCAAAAACCGTGAACATAATTTAATCTCTGATTTATATTAAGTGCGTGTCCGATATCAGTATATATACGTATGGCGAAGCGGGGACGTAGTATGAGTTTCAGTAAGCGCAAGCGCGCTAAGTATGGCAAGAAGGCGCGTGGACGCCTCACCAAGTTTAAGCGCGGCTACCGTCGCGTGTCGAAGCCGAAGGGATTCAAGAAGTGGCAGACGAAGGCCCGTTGGGGCGGAGTCGACTTCCCTCAGATGCTTCAGAAGAAGTTCTCATGGGTGCAGACGATGAATTGCAACCCCTCTAACACCGCCGGTGCTAGTGTCTCGGACTACAAGGTTGTCCGCTTGACGTCGATCTACGATCCAGATTATCAGGTTGGAGGCAACTCTGTCAACTACTTCTCCAACTTCCTCAACACCAGCCTGTATTCCAAGTATCAGGTGATGGGTGCGAAGGTTACCATGGATATGGTCAACCCCACTACGCAGATGATCTCTGTGTACAACTTCCTTTGCGATGGTGCGAACATCGCTTCGTATGCGGCTGTGCTCTTGCAGCAGCAGCTCGATGACCTTGCACGTACGCCGGGAGGTCGTGACATCTGCTACATTGGTCCAGCGACCAGTGGCAAGAACCAGAAGAAGATCTCTTTCTACGTGAAGCCGTGGGCCGTCCACGGTGTAACTCGTGCCATGTACATGGCTCAGCCTGAGTACTACGGTACGTACAACAACTCACCTACCAACGGTCTGTATTTGGTGATTCAGGCCATTTGTACTCTTGAGAATCAAGGTGCAGAGCTCCGCAATCTGTTGGATGTCGTGTTCTATACACGTCTGTTTGACAATGTCAACGCCACTAGCATGGCGACTGGCGATGGTGATGCGGACAAGCCCGACATGGGCCGGATGGTCAAATCCGATGGTACTGAGGTCACGCCCGAAGAGTCCAAGTTACTTGCGGAAGAGTAATAAACGTATGTTCTGACTGTTCCATCTGTTCCAATCTCTATATATAAAGAGATAGTATTAGCTTTTTTTGCAGTATTACAGCGAAGCGCCAAAAAAAGCTTTTAGCTTTATTCATATGGGACTAAGTCGTTATTGACAATGGACCATATGACCCAGCGATCCTCCGATAGGAGGGAGCGGTCGGGGACAATATTCGTAAACACGATAATATTTGGAGGTTCGAAGTACTCGTCTTTGAACTCGTAGCGATCATCGTATGCGTAGCCCGACTTGACCGTCTCGATAGCCGACCACATGTTCGTCATGTGCCGCTTATCCGAGGCCCTCGGCAGGTCTATCATGTAACACCGATTCTTCGGTTTGTTCATGACCATCCGCATGATATCCTTGTGATCTTTCATCGGTGGGATATTACAGGCCTTTCCATGCGTAGCCATGTAGATGACTAGCGTCGACTTGCCTGTATTACCCGTAGGATCATGGACTACGTTGAT